CATGCGGTGCTTTTTGCAACTGTCTCACCTGGCAAACTATTTGCCGTCTGACGTGTGATAGGGTCATTGTTTATGCTTTTTCCAAAATAGACTTGCTTGCCAACATTCTTCATCCAATTTGATATTGCAAATACATCTAACGTTCTAAGTAATCCATATGACGGAATAGAGAAAGTATTGCCTTCGCTGTATTGATTACCGCCACGAAAATTCTTATCAACCTGAGTAATTTGTTGCGTTAAATCATTTGGCGTAATTGGTGTAGTAGATATTTTAGAACTTATTTGTGCCTGTTGATTTATTTCCTTTGGAGCACCGCCTTGATATAGCGCACTTCTATCAGCGTTCAAATAGTCAGAATATTGTCTAACGTCATTAAACACATTTCCGCCAAGGACGTTACCAATAAGAGAATCAACCAATGATAATAAATCTTGTGCCATAGTTTTAGCGATGAGCCCTCTCTGAGAGCGCACTTCCTACCTGTCTGCCGTCCAAGTAAACATTGACATTTATATTTTCGGCAGCCTTCTTCATATCTGGCTGACTGAAATCCATAGCATCAGAATTCTTAGACTTATCACCAAATGATGTTTTGGTGTATAATGTTGGAGCTTTTACTGGAGTTACACTAAGCATACCCTGTTTTTTCGCTATCTGACTCATAGTGGCCATATCGCCAGTAATTAATGCTCCGAAAAACTGTATTGCATCTGGCATATTTTGTATTTGTTCTATCAACCAAACTATGGGACTTAAAGCTGTCTTCAGTGCGCTGAAGGCTCCTCTCATGTCCTTAATTGTATCTGTAAAGTTACCAAAAACGTTATTATCGCCCTTCAACATAGAACTCAAATCGCCCAATATTCCAGTAAAGCCCTCGTCTCCTATTGATTTTGTCAAATTATCAAACCATGTGGACAGGCTCATCAAAGCTTTTTCTACTTGCCCTGCGAACTTGGCAGTGTCCTTGCTGATATCAATATTAAACAACAATTTGCCAGCGAACGCGGCAACGGAACGCATTACCTTTCCAAGCACAGCTTCCCAATTCAACAATGTTCTCTTTACTTTTCCGAGACTGTTATCCCACTTTTGATTCAGCTTTACTTGCTCTTCTCTTTGTTTTGCTGTAGCTTCGAGCTTCTTTCTTTCTTTGTCGGAAGACAAGATGAGTTGAGCTGTTTCCTTGTCCACACCCATAGTCGAAGTAATAACGTTTTGTTCGAACTTACTTAATTTATTCCATTCCTTGCCTTGACCAAGAAGAGACTTTCTAAGCATTTCCATGCGCTTAGTTGGGTCTGTTTCCATCATCAATTCATAAGAATTAATTGTAGTTCCAAACATTGCATTGAGTTTTGCAGCGGCATCTGATGAACCTTCGAATGTATCCAATTGCTCACCAAAAGCTTCATTAACTTTTCCAATATCAAGACCGTAACTTCTAGCCTTTGCAGCAGCCTTCGCAAATTCAGTTCTATTGGCAGTACCAAAACGAGCCAAGATGTTTGGGAATTTCGCCAAATCTCGAACCACATCATTAACGGGGACGCCATACTTTTCTGCTTCACGAGTTGCAGACATCACCATGTCAGTAAGACCATCAAGACTGCCGGTCTGCTTCTGGAATTGCATAGCGAGGCGGCCAGATTCTTCACCTGATATGCCGTAAACAGCAATAAGTTTTTTACCAATATCTACGCTCTTCTTGGTTGCATCATCTGTAGATTGCAATCCAGAAGCAAAATCTCGTACAGCGGCAGCTCCCTCTTGGAAGCTCATGCCAAGCATTTCAAATTGCACACCGGCGCTAACGCTCATCGAGCGCAAATTATCTACGGCTTGTCCGGCGCCACCAATTTGCTTGTTAAAGTCAGCAACGGCCGGCATTACCTTCTTGTCTAAGAATTCCCAAAAATTAGCGAAAAGCTTATATAAAGTAGTGGCAGCAGCGGCAGCCAAACCAACACCAAGAATCAATAAGCCAGTTGGACTGAATAAAATCTTACCAAATCCAACCATCTTTTCCAACGCAGGCGCAACGAGCTTCGTCAGAGTTTCGCCAAGGTGTTTTGAGCCCTTTGAAGATTCAAGAAGTTTAGACGGAAGGCTACCTGCACTATGTAGGAGAGCAGTAAATGCCTGACTTGGATTGCGTATTTTCGCACCAAGGTCATCCACAATTTCAGCAATATTTTGTAGTTTTAATGCTTCTAGTTTGAGAATTTCTGCTTCTTTTTGCTTTAATGCAAAATATTCTTGCAAAGCGGCCAAATTCTCTTTCTCAAAGACCTTCCTATCCTTCAATGCTTCTTTGTATTCTTTTGTTTGCTTTAGAGATTTGCCTTGCTTGCCAGTTACCTCTTCAAGGTAACGAACCATTTCCTTCCAGCCGTCTTTATTTATTTTATCAAATAGCTTAAGAGACTCTTTTTGAGTCTTCAAGAACAAATTGGAATCCTTTAGGATTGCTTTTTGTAAATCATTACCTTTAGAGAGATTAGAAGGTAAATCGTCAGATGTTTTAACGAGCTGGTCAAAAAGCTTATCGAGGTCCAAGAGGTTATTTTTGGACTCGACAAAGTTTTTATTTAATTTATCTGAAGATTCAAGAACATCTTGCCAGGCTTCTCTTAAAATATTGCCTATGTCTTGCATCCCTTCCGGGTTTTTAGCCAATTACGTATAACCTCTTACGCGCCGAACATCTCCAAAAACCACTTAGGAAATACCTTTCCACCGTATTTGTTGTTGATTCTCGACATATTACAACCAACGCTCTTAATTCTCTTTGAGGTAGCGCGAAACTCTTCGTTGAGCTTGACCCTATCTTCAATTCGCTTATCATAAATAGATTGAACTTTACGAATTTCTTGAATTGCGTAAAGCAATTGTTCCTTATTCGTACCAGGCTTAGGAATGCCGGTGTCAATGTCAATCAATTCGCTTACAATTTCCTTTAGACATTGCATTTGTGAGGAAATTGTATTCATGTTCTGGTCGGTATCCATGCTACGAACATAGCATCAATGGACGGGGAAGTCAAGGTTTTTTTGCGTTCCTCATCTGCCCCAAATGGCTGGGAAGGGGCCTATTTGTCGATTCCTGAGCTTTTTTTATGAACTTTATTCTCTCCATCTCAGACAATGGTTTGCTTGTATCAGAGTGTTTATCTGGATTCTGCGACTTATATTCATTTTCTTTTTGTTTATTCCATCTTTCGATAAGCCATTTCCTGTATGGAACTGGAATATTCATTACCCTTTCCAAATCTCCTATCTGGAAAGCGTACATATAATTGAAGCATTCTTCCAGGAACAAATCTTCTTTAGTCGCCGAAGTCAGGCCAAAAAAAGTTCATCCCTAGTGGGACGCTCACCTCCGAAGGAACGGAGCATTGAGGACAAGTTACTTCCTGTTTCATATCAATTCCTGGCTCTACTTCGTCCAGGAACTTCCTTAGCGCTCTAGAGTCACTAGCGCGCATATTATTAACCATTTGAGCAATTTTACTTCTATCTGTTTCGCCATTAATTGAAATGATTGAGCTAAATAGACGATTTGTTATGTTATTGTCTATTGGACTCTTCAGTTTCTTTCTAGCTTCTGAGATTTTTGATATTTCTGTCTCATCTTTTGCCGTCAAAAGACGTACTTGAACCTTATGTCCAGCAAGAGGCAAAACAAAATCAAATATATTTTGATGTTCGGCAGCAGGCTTCACCGTCAAAGGCTTAACCTTCAATCCATTCAACGTGAAATCATTTTCAAACTCTTCGTCACATTCAGGACATTTAATTTTAGCTTTGTAGTCTGCACCATAGCCAGTAATTCTAATCGCAATGAGGATGGCATTGCGGTCTCCTACGAGCATGTCTTCTGGGTCTATTGCTTTATTGAGGATGCACGCCCTAAGAAGTTGTGACATAACTGTTCCGTTCTTAATGAGAGCGCGTGACGTAAGCAAATCCTCTTCTTTTGCCGTCATACACTTAATTTCTACTTGTTTTTCGTTGTTTAGAGGGTGTCCAAGTGGATAAATCAATCCTTGACTTGGCAAAGTAACTGATTCCACTGGAATTTCGTCTGTTTTTGTTTGGGTAGGCACTGTTGGTTGTTGAAATACATTATCGCTCATGAAAATCTCCTTATCCAAGGATAAGTATACACAAAAACAAAAATCCCTGTATAATTTTTTACATTATACAGGGATTTAATGAACTTATATAGTGATAAATCTAAATTAGAATTGAAGCACCGCTTGGTCAAATCTCAAAACCAAGGAAATTTCCACTGGGTCTGAGGTTGCGTAATCCAAATCATTGAAATTAGCTTCTTGTACCCAGGTACCTTGCAATTCCCAATCTTCTACGACCGCACCAACAGGGTCCAAAAGCTTAAGGTTAATGGTTTTCTTGTAAAACTGTGCGTAGCCCATGCGGCCAGTCACATTTTCCCAATCCAATCGTACCCATTCCATTACCTTTTGAGCAGCAGAAGGAACAATTGGGTCGTAAAGAGCAAGATTCAAAGGAGCCCATGTGCCCTTTCCAGAAAGATATCTCTTTTGGTTGATATAATCAATTACTGTTTCGTCGAAAGTAAGTTGTGGACGGCTTGCTGTCTTAGCAGTAAAAGCATCAATACCATTGATGGCAATAATCCATCTAAACTTTCTCTTTGGTTCGTACGTATCAGCCAGTAATTGTTGAACGTCTAAAATTTCAGCCATTTATTTGTACAATCTCCACTTCCTATAAATATTGCTTATTTACTTTTTTTACTCGTTAAATACAGCACCACTTGGCGAAATCACGAAGTCAATTGAAATAAATTCAGTTGCCTTGGAAGGAACCAAGAAAATTTGTCCCTTCAATTGATTTCTATCAATTACATCTGGAGTATTGATTGAGCTATCCATAACAACGAGGAACTTCTCCAAACCACGCTTTTGTTGAATGTCCGCAAGCAATGGATTGACAAGCTGCTTAAAGCGCGTCATTGTTGTTGGGTCGCCTGGCTCGAAGACAAGGAACTTAACAGCAGAAGCAACGAGCTTCTTTGCAGCGATAAGCAAACGACGGACATTGATTCTGTCGAGAGCTGATGGGCGTAATTGCAATGTCTTTTGACCCCAAATTACGCCCTGTGGAACGTCTGGGAATCTTGCAATTGGATTAATTCTAGCCTCATAAAGCGCATCACGCTCAGCTTGTGTCAATTGGTCTTGAAGTCCGAGAACATCAAAGCCAATAGTATCACGGCTCAAACCTGCGCGGTTAAGACCAGCAGGAGCCAACCATGCGTATCCAACTCTGTCGTTGAAAGCGATGGCGCCAAGAGCAGCAATCGAAGCAGGCAATACCTTGGAAACCTTATTTACATCGTCATATACCTTGATAGATGGATAGTAAACGCCGGCATAATTTGTATTAAAGCCTCTTCCGTTAACTTCTTGAATAACGGCAGTTGGTGTACTTCCTGTGATATCTGAGATATAGAATGCATCCGAACGAGCTTCAGTTGCCAAAATCGCATAATCTGTGACCTTGCTAGAGTAAACTCCAGGAATTGCCAAAATGTTAATGTCAATGAAGTCAGGGTCAGCAACAATGTCGACCGCCTGCCTCAAAGCTTGGGTTCCAAGTTGACTTACCGAAGCCAATTGAGACTCATTATTCAATGGGTCAGCAATTCTGCGGTCAAATCCGTCATAACCAAACGCAACAGGAACAGTAAACTTAGCCAAACTTGACTCAAGTGTGGTATCTGCAGTTGTAGTTCCTGGTACCTTTTGCGAAGCTGCTGGGTTACTTGCATTGTAAACAAGATTTGAAAGAGACGAACCAGAAACAAACTTCAAACTAAAGTCAGAATCTGCATCTGTCATTGTTGGAAGCTTATCAAGACGAGCCCTTACGTTACCGGAAAGTTGTGTTTCCATTCCCCAATAAACGTTGTTTCTCGCTTCTGATTGAGTTTCCTTATCAAAAAGGTTTGCAACCAATGGAAGTGCTCTAATGGCGCTTGTTGTAGAGCCAGTAGAAGCAAGCGCTGGCTTATCCAATCCACGGAATCCCCAAGGAAGAGAAGCGGCAGGAATGGAGCCGGTTGTCAATTCAACACGAATAAGTCTAGAAGCATTTGGGAAGTCCCCAAATTCAACCATCTTATTTCTAGAAACATCAAACTTAATCAATCTATCGCCAATAACGCGAAGGATATAATTGCTGTCGGTTGGGTCCAAAGAAAGATTTGGATAAGTTTCTACAACTGATTTGCTTCTGTCTGTATCTGCAAAATCACGTACTTCCAAATCAAACTTGCCGTAATCTGTTACAGTAGGAGCGGCAGAAGGTCTAATGTTCGTAATTGAAATTTTAAATCTTCCGTTTTCTGCTTCGCCGTGGCCCAATGTGTGAACACGGAAAAGGTTAACAGTAGTGCCACCAAAACCTTGAGAAGTAATCCATGGTGAGCTGCCGCTGTTGTATCCAAATTGGAAATTTGTAATACCATAGCTTGCAGAATTGAAATTTGCAGCACCGTTTATGAAAAGCTTTGTTGCGTAATCATATACTTCTCTTACGTAGTAACCATATGTTGAGAAAAGTGTAGGGTCTGTATTAAGAACTTTCTTGATGTAGTTTGCACTAGAAGTCAAAAATGAAGCTGTTAATCCAGCACCAAAAGTCGTTCCACCAGAACCCGAAACCAAGAATAAATCGTTAGATATAGAGCTAATCTTAAGTGAAGTAGTTCCTGTAATTTCAAGAAGAGCAAGAACTGCTTCTGTGGAACCAGTTCCAGCCAAGATTCCCCACACACCCTCAGACGTATATCCTGGGGTTACGGCCGTTCCATTAACCGTTCTTCCTGTTGGGCCTAATACACGAACAATATTTGCAGAACCTGCATTTTTTAGATACGCACGTGCGGCATATCCCAAGAGATAATCGGAATCTAAATCACCGAAGAAACTTGCAAAATCAGAAAATGTTTTAACTGTCACTGGGACGAAGGCTGGTCCCATTGGGGCTCGGCCAAGAATGGCCGCACCAATCGCTCCTACGCCTGGTCCGAGGAACGAAGCATCTTTTTCATTAATAAAAACTCCAGGAGATACAAAAGAAGTAGCCATACTTTATACAGCCTCCGCCAAAAATAAAGAAATTTCTATAGTATAAATAGGGTAAAATAATGGAAAAGAGAAATTTAACCGAATAACTTTACAAATTCTTCCAATGTTAAAACCTTTTCTTTTAATTTCACATCAGTGGTACTTTGGTATTTGAAAACTACCTTACTACCGTCGTCTCCTGGGCTTGTAGACTTATTTCTTCCATATGCCAAGGCTTCATCTTTTGGGTCCAACATGAAATATGCAGGAACCTTTATAGTGTATGTATATTTGATAATTCTTTCTTGGGCAGAAAATTCTTCAACATTAGATTGAGGAGAAATTGAGCCATCTCTAAATCCCACAAAGTAATAGCTATTTCCTTTTCTTTTGTGCCCGTCATATTCCACCGGCATGACAAAACTGTCCA